CGGATAAGTCTGTTTGGTCTTTGCTATTTTGTTTAATGCTGAGTTGCTTAATGGATATTTGAATCCATTAGGACCAGATGCCCACTCATGAAGTGTTACTAACTGCCCCATGCGTTTCTCTCCACTTTACCGGCTGCACCCGGCTATCTTTTATAGAAAATGCATGATGAGCACCCACCACGGAGGCCATCATTGCAGGTACGACATCTTTTCGTTTCGTTGTTATAAAGCTGGTTGGCCATCTCCTTTGAAATAATTACTGGCATCGGAACGCGGATAACCAGCCTGCGGAGTTCGGCTATTTCGTCTGCCTGCTCCATGACTCTGGCGTACAGATCCGAGGCTTCGCCTTTCCACCAGGCCACATCAGCTTTAAGGCGGCGCAGGCGCCGCTGTTTGAGTTTGCTCACCATGGCAGCCACCCCATTTGCTGAAGTGCGCCGATTGCCAGCAGCACGAACATCACGAAGTCGAATGGGTTAGGCATCATCCACCTCTGGCTTTTTGAAATTAGCCTCAATGGACTCGCCAAGGCGCTTAAGCCAATCAGCTAGTTTTAGCGCTGCTTCTTCCGGAGTTTTCTGCCCGGGGAAATCAGTGATGATGATGCTGGCTTGATGATTACCAAAACCATCCCTGTTTATCACCATTACCTGCTCAAGCACCGTCTGCTGGTTGCTGTGCTTTACGTAATAACGAGCCTCAGAGTTTCCGGTGCTACGCTCTTTGACGTAAGAGACAAGCTCCACCTCAGTGGTAACAGTTTTTCCTTTCGCATCCTCGACGCGCTGAATCATTGCCATGAAAGTGTCGGCCATCACTTCACCTCCTGCTGCGGTGCCGCTGGGTACGCGCTACCTTCCTGCCCTGGCTCATTACTTCCTGTGCATGCATTCCGGTGGTCATTGGCGTGCGGGCAGCGCTTGTTGCCGCAATCAGGGCAGACGACGAATCGCATGTCTGTTACGGTAACTGGCCGGCATGTTCTGCACCAACAATCTGGAGAGTTGAGAGCGTCACGCTCTGCAAAGATTTTCTCAGCGTCGATTTCTATTCCTGAGTTGCGGATGATTTCCACCGCATCGCGCAACTTGTAAGCCGTCGTTACAGGTTCAACGTATCCGCTGTGAGCATCAGAATCGTAAGTCAGGATATCCGGATCATCCGCCAGCTCACCGATAAGGTGACGCATGCGGTCAGCTTCATAGCGTACTCGGCCAGGATACTCGGAACGGTCGATTGTGATGCCTTCCCACGGGTGGTGACCTTTGCGATGCAGCATAGCGGTCCAGTTAGTTTTGCCGTTCGTTTCCGGCATTGCACCGTACCAGACTGTTAACTCAGGCTTGCCATCGGCACCCTGAAGATGGTGTGATAGCTCAGTAATCCGCTTCTCTGCGGCTTCCAGCGCCTTTACCAGCTCTTCAACGGTTCCTGCCGCTTGCCGCGCGTAATCGGTAATTGCCAGCTCGCATTCAATTTCAGTTCCGTTTTCGTTGGAGTGGCAAATAGCAAAGTAGTCTGAGTCGATTTGGTTATCAGCCAAATGCCTCAGCGTGTCGGCAACAAGTACACCGTTTTCAATCAGCAGCTCTGTCGCGCGTTTGTCGATGTTGCTCATTGGGCGGCCTCCATTGCAGGTAACTCCGAATGCTGTTGAAACCCTTCTTCGAGTTCGCAAAATTCTATCGAACCTGTGAATTCAGGCTCATTAAGCTTCAGACGAACAAAATCAGCTGATTCAGGATCGAAATTAACGGTCCACCAACCATACTCATCTCTGCTGGCACCGCTTCCGTCATACTCGACATCCGCTGACAGGCCTTTCTCTTTAAGAATTTTGTTAATTTTTCGGCGAGTGCTCATGACTGCACTCCTTTGCGAAGCTGGGCGGCGAAGTCCGTGCACAGAATTACGATACTTTTCCACTTTCTCGCGCCGGAACGGTCGTTTACTGACTTGTAACGCTGACATTCATTACCAGCCAGAGATGCCAGCATCTCCACACCCTGCGCCCGCACTTCAGCCAGGAAAGCGTCGGTTGCTGGGGTTTCCATAGAACGATAAAGCGCAACGATATCGTCAGTTTCGCTCGGCTCTTCATGAGAGCAATTCGGGCACACAGCAACACTATTAGCATGCTGCTCGATTAGTTCCTTCAGTCCCGCATTCTCCGCAGCCAGCGCCGCGCACTTGGCTTCAAGTTCTTCATAATTTAGTTTCATGCTGGTGCTCCTGAACGTTGTGAAGCTATGGCTTTATGCTCGTCGATAATTTCCATGGCTTCTGCATGCGCCAACCCTTCGAGAGAGATGATGCCCGTGTCACTTATCCCGGCCAGGCTTATCAACTCAACAAGGCGGCGCGCTTTCTTAACGCTAATCTCCGGCGCTATAACGCTGCGGGTGACTTTCTTTTTCCCCCTGGCGGCAGCAGAAGCTTTATCCTTCTGAAGAACCTCACCGGCCTTTTCGCCAAACTCTTTTACTCGGTCAACGGCCACATCTACAGACACGGTCCCGGACTTAACTTCTTTCTGAACGTCGTGATTGGCTGTGCTAAGAAGCAGAAGCTTTTCGACAGTAGGGACAGACTTGTTGACCAGTTTTGCTATCTCGCTGGTGGTCTGGTTGAAGGCGTTATGAAGCTCCTGAATAACAGCTGCCTGTTCCATATCGGATAGCGGGAGCTGGTTGTTACTGGTCATGATGCGCGCCAGGCGCTGAACATCGCTACCGTTGAACGGCATGATGTGGATGCGGTCTACTGGCTTACCAGCTTCTGCACAGCGCGCATAGCAGCGACGCCGACGGTGGCCTTCAACAACCCACACCCCACCTTCATCACGGGCGATAACCTCCAGCGGGGGAACGGAGCCACCGTTCATCAGATAGTTGAAGAGGTCATCATCTGCCTGGCGGGTACGTTCATCATCTTCGCGTTTGTTGAAACCTTCCCGCACATGGATTTGGTCAAGGCTGATGAACATCCCGGTATCGGTGCGCTTGATGGTCCCGTCACGGGTCATTTGCTTGAATGAGTTAGCCATCAGAGAGTCACCTCGTTATTTTGGGAAATAACGACGGTAGACAACTCACGCAGTTCTCGCTGGGCTTCCAGTAAATGCATATTGGTTCTGATCTTCGTGTGGCGTTCAACAATGCGGTCACACTCTTTGGCCCAGCTTGCGACATCTTCACGCAGAGTAGCGTTCTGAACAGCCAGTTCCTTACGCTGAGCCATCGCCTCACAAAGCGCGACGCTGGTATAGTCCAGGCGGTTAGCCAGTTCGGTCATAAGTCCGCGATAAGCTGGCGGAAGGAGAGGGGCAGCCTTACGCGCTGCGTCGATCAGCTGCTCCCGGGTCATACGTGGTTGTAACTCGGTGACGTTCTGTGTGTTCGTCATGGATAGTTTCTCCGTGTTATGAGCGCTCTGCACAGCGCTGAATTTTGGTTGCACGAATCCCTCGCCGGTTGGCGACAAAAAATTAAGGGGGTTCGTTTTAGTAAGCACCCAACCAGGGCACTTAGTGAAACGGGCGGCTGCCACCGCCAGTCAGCTTCTCCACAATTGAGAGCGCGTTCTCCTGAGTTGATTTAACGACTACGGCCTCTCAAGTTGAACGCAGAACGCGCTTTCAGTTGTGAAAAGGGGCGGTCGACATTAAGGACATTCACAACTGCCGACCGCCAAGACTACACACAGCAATCAAAACTTTGCCTGTCTTTTCACCACATCAGGCTCGGTGGTATTCTTGGAGTTCTCACACAACCAAGAAACTGAAAAACATGAATAATCCTTTATCCAACCTTCATTTGGATGTTTGGTACAAGGTGCTGATCGTCATTTGCACGATCGTATTCCTCTCTACCGCTGGTGGACTGTTACCAAAATTACCTACAAATTCAGCGCTTCTTATTTCTCTTGGCGGCGTATTTTTTTGCTGTGGTGAATGGAAAAATCACCCACGCTACACAATCGTCGAAGAGGCCATGGGCCAAAGATTTCTTGGTACTGGCTTCAAGCGCAAATTCAGTATCACAGGCACCATTCTTTGCATGCTTGGTGCTTATCTGATCTACAAGGGAATCATGCCACTTTTGTAGGTTACAACCGCATTTAGGGCACTTGCTATAAACAGGTGTAAACATCATCCCTTCACGGAGATTTACCATCTTTCTGTTTGCGCTTGTGCTCATACTTGCTACCCACAATGTTCGCTGCTGATGATTGAAATATACAAAACGTATTCATTGTGGTCAATACAATTTGTATACAAAAAATCGGCGTTAACATTATGTATTTGTTTCTTAACGGAAGAATTGATGAAAATAATTGCGCTTAAGGCTTAAGATATGTAGTGCAGTAAGATTTTAGAGCCCAGCCTGGAAGCTGGGTATAAAAAATTTTTAGAGAAGCCGTAACTTGGTTTCAACTGCTACGCCGATGATTCGACAGTTGCCGTTGATTGGCATAAGTGGCCATTGAGGATTAAGCCCTTTTAAATATTTTTGACCACCATCAATGATTAACTTTTTGAATGTAGCTTCATTTGTATCTGATAGTTTTGCAATCACCAAGCTGCCGTTTATAGGGTCTCTTCCTGTGTCAAATAAGACAAAAGTGCCCTCAGGTATACTCAGTCCAACTGGCGCTGTCATAGAATCTCCTTCAACTTCTAGCCAGAATGCCTCTCCCTGAATATGTGCATCGGACTCAAGCCATAGATCGATATCTTTTAAGGTATAAGCTTCAACAGCTTCTCCCCACGCCCCAGCTTTAACGCTACTCAAAACCGGATACTTTTTACCAGTCTTATATGGCCCAACGTACTCAACATCCCCTTTGAGGGTCTCATCAACTATTAGACCTCCCGCGCCAACGGAGAAATGTTTTTTTCCTAAAAACTCTAGGATTTGTGCGATCTCCCCCAGGCTAGGTTCACGGCGTGCATTCAGCCAATGGCTTACTGCACCTTTAGTTATACCAAGATGTTCTGCCAGCTGCTCTTGAGTAATTCCCTGAGATTTCATCAGGGATTTAGCGAGGTCGTACCATTTCATAGTCATACCAAAATAATACAACTTGTATACCTTAAATCGAGTCACAAAACGTATATTCATCTTGTAGATTTAAGATACAAAATGTATATTCATCCTGTTAACGGGAGAGTCAAATGAATAATCTACGAGCTATCAGAACAAATCTGGGCATTACACAAGGGCACCTAGCAAGCGCACTTGGTGTAACAAAAGGGGCTGTTTGTCATTACGAAAACAGCAAAAGGAAAATGAACATCGATCAGTGCCGTGCAATCGTTTCTGCCCTTAATGATTTCGGCGCGGAAGTGAGTATCGATGATGTTTTCCCACCGCTGAAGTCTAGTGAAACTGCGGTGTAAACATAACTACCAAAGGAAAATCAATATGGTAGAGCCAAGTCTGAAAGAAGTAGTTAAAGCGATGTGCAAAGCGTATCCAGGAGGTCGTGAGGCTATGGCCGGTGCTCTTGGCATGTCAGTAACGCAGTTCAACAACAACCTGTATGAGAAGAATGGTTGCCGGTTCTTCGAAGTGAACGAGCTGGAGGCCATGGAAGACATCTCAAATACGTCCCTCCTGGCAGATTACTTTGCCCGTCGTCGTGGTGCGCTGCTGGTGGACGTTCCTCAACTTGAAGACCTTGACCGTGTCGACCTGTTTGATCGTGCCATGAGAACGTCAGCAGCACGTGGACGTGTTGATACCGTGATCCAGAGAGCTCTCGAAGATGGAGTAATCGAACGTCATGAAGCTGAAGAAATCAATGAATATCACCGCCGTCATCTGGCAGCGCGTGAAGAAGAGATCCGCGCGATTGTCGCGCTGTTTAGCCGTAAGAAAAGCCAAAAGAAGTGACGCCCGCGAGTGTGCAGCTCCGGGCGTCGTGGCGTGTCGTATTCAGTGGAGAAACTAACGCATGAACAGTTTAAACCGATTGAGACCAGCGAAGCAATTCAGATGCCTTCCTCTGGTGGGAAAAGATGCCCCGTTCGGCTATGTGGAGATATTAAACAACCAGGCGGATCAGAACAACTACCAGCCTGAGAACGCGATGGTAGAGGCATTTGCACTGATGAACGAGAAGGGGCGTGAGGAATGGCTGAAGTTGACCGGCGATTCAGAAACCACAGAGGCATCACCGTCCACGTCATCAGGTGGGAGCCCGAGACTCGACGCGTTATATACCTTCGCGAAGGGTACGATCATGAGTGCTTCAGCCCTCTTGAGCAATTCCAGCGTAAATTTACAGAGTTAAAGGACGACCATGAGCACTAAATTAACAGGTTACGTTTGGGACGCTTGCGCCGCTTCTGGCATGAAGCTGTCCAGCGTTGCCATCATGGCGCGTCTGGCAGACTTCAGCAGTGATGAAGGGGTTAGCTGGCCTTCCATTGCTACCATCGCGCGCCAGATTGGTGCTGGTGAGAGCACGGTACGCACAGCTATTTCTCAGCTGGAAAAAGACGGTTGGCTGACTCGCCAGCAGCGTCGTAAGGGAAACCGTAATGCATCCAACGTTTATCAGCTAAACGTCCAAAAGCTCCGTGATTCTGCCTTTTCTCACCTGTCAGAATCTGACGCGTCAAAATCTGATGCATCAAAATCCGACCCGTCAAAATTTGATGCGTCGAAAAACAGTAATAATGGCAGTTTTCACCCGTCAGAATCTGGTGGGGATCCGTCAGTAAAATCAACTACTGATCCATCAGATAAAAAACCTAATTGTCAGGTTGCGTCGCAACCCGACACTGCATGTGTCAATCAGGTTGATTTGATAACTGGTCAGGCAGTCTTAATCCTCAACCATCTCAATGACGTTACTGGTAAGACATTCCGCAAGGGGAAAAGCTCCCTGGATAATATTCGCGCCAGACTTCGTGAGAACTTCACACACGATGAGTTGCTGTTGGTTATTGATTACAAGCACGAGCAGTGGAAAGACACGAAATACTACGAACACATGCAGCCAACAACTTTGTTCAGGCCGACGAAGTTCGAAGGATATTTGCAGAACGCGTTGCGCTGGAATAGCAAAGGCCGACCTAAGCGTGAGGACTGGGACGCTGTCCGCAAACAAGATCCATTGAAATTCGGTCAGCCAGACAAAGTCATCCCGGCAGGTTTCAGAGGAGCGAACTCATGAGCCTTCTGAAAGATATTCAAGCCTTCATCGCTGAAAACCCTGGGTTAACAAACAAACAGATCGCAGCATCCATGCCTCAATACGACCTTCAAGCTGTTCAGCGCGGTGTATGCCATCTGGTCAAACTGAATCGCGCAACCCGCCAGCATAACGGTAAGTGCTACCAGTATTTTGCCAAAGCACCGGGTGGGGAGATTGGCGAGGGGCGTTCTGCACTGAAAATTAACCGGGCTGATAAACCAGCTGTATCAGAACAGGAAGAAGCTTTGAATCCGGCTGTGACCACAATGATGGATAAGGCTCAAGGCCTGTTTGAAAAAGGGCTCTACCAGCGTGCGGCCACAGTACTGATGGATGCCTTCAATCGCTCCAAGAACGAAGAGCAGCGGATGAAGATACTGATTGAGCGTCAGCGTTGCCTGAGCATGGCGCCGAAAGTGAAAGCACCCTCTGATGCATGGTGTCTGGCTGGCCGAGCGAGGAATGTCTGATGAAATACTCACTGATTTACGCTGACCCAGCCTGGCTTTATGACAACAAAGCCAGTAACGGTGCAGCAGAAGATCACTACGACACGATGAAACTGATCGACATGAAGCGCTTACCGGTTTGGGACCTGGCTGCCGATGATGCAGTTCTGGCTATGTGGTTTACCGGAACCCACACCCGCGAAGCTATCGAACTGGCTGAAGCGTGGGGCTTTAAGGTCCGCACGATGAAGGGCTTTACCTGGGTAAAGTTCAACCCACTGGCAGAGCAGCATATCAACAAAGCACTTCAGGCAGGGCGTGTGGAGGATTTTTACGACTTCCTTGAACTGCTGAACGCACAAACACGCATGAACGGCGGGAACTACACCCGAGCCAATACCGAAGACCTGTTGATCGCCACCAGGGGAAATGGACTTGAACGCAAGTGCGCCAGCATCAAGCAGGTTATCTACAGTCCACTCGGTAAGCACAGCCAGAAGCCGGCAGAGGCGCGTTTCCGTCTGGAGAAGCTTTACGGTGATGTTCCACGCATCGAACTTTTCAGCCGTTGCGGTGCGCCTGGCTGGGACCACTGGGGAAATCAATCTGAATCACCAGCTGTTGAGCTTATACCGGCAGTTGCCGTTCCCATGAAAAAACCTCAGGAGCGCGCCGCATGAAAAAGCTATCTACCGAGCATGAAAATGCTGTGCGTGATGTAGCCCGTCAATGTAACGATGCCATCAAAAAAGCCCTAAAGCAGAAGCCAAAGCCAAGCTGGAATGTCGTAGTGCCTCCGATCCTGAAGGAGTACCACGAGAAGGTTAAACCGATGGACGTAAGCCTGGTGATGTTCAACAGCGTAATCGGGCGCCTGAACGGGCGTTATGGAGTCGAGTCATGAGCGAATTAACGCCGCGTCAGAGTGAGGTTCTTGATGCCATAGTGCTTTACAAGGACAGAACGGGATTTCCTCCAACCCTGCTGGAGCTTGCCGGGTTAATCGGCTGTGCATCACCGAACGCTGCTGCTGAGCACGTGAAGGCACTTAAGAAAAAGGGTTACCTCTCCATTGCTCCTGGCGCTGCCAGGGGCATTACCGTCGTCAAAACAGAAGTGGATGCTGATCCAGTAGCGATCATTAAAGGTCTGTTATCCGGTGGAGACAAGGCAAGAGTTAACGCTGTTGAATGGCTGAAAAAACAGGGAGTGACTGTATGAAACTGGTGCTCCCGTTCCCACCGAGCGTAAACACCTACTGGCGAGCCCCCAATAAGGGGCCGTTGGCAGGACGCCATCTCATCAGTGCTGCTGGCCGCAAATATCAGAGCGCTGCTTGCGCTGCGATTATTGAACAATTACGCCGCCTGCCTAAACCAACCACAGCGCCAGCGGCGGTTGAGATCATTCTCTATCCACCAGATGCCCGCCGCCGCGATATCGACAATTACAACAAGGCGCTTTTTGATGCACTGACACATGCAGGCATCTGGGAGGATGACAGTCAGGTTAAACGAATGCTGGTGGAGTGGGCACCGCAGGTACCTGGCGGGAAGGTTGAAATAACGATCGCCAGCTATGTCGAAAATGGTAGGCAAAATAGCAATGCATTGGTACGCGCATGAGTGTTAGATTAAAAAGTGTCAGCGAAGCGGGAGTGCAGACCCGCTCGCACTACAACAAGTGGAGAAACATATGAATCAGTTATTCGTAATTGATGGCGTTTCCGTACGCCGTGATTTTGATGGTCGTTACTGCCTGAATGATTTGCATCGTGCGGCGGGAGGTGAAAAACGTCACCAGCCTTCCAACTGGTCCTGTCTTACCCAAACGCAAGAACTCATCGCTGAAATTTCGAGCGCTCCTGGAATTACAGGAGCGGCCCCGTTGGTCACCCTTACTGGTGGTGTTAACCAGGGGACATTCGTCTGCAAGGAGTTGGTTTATTCCTATGCAATGTGGATCAGCCCGAAATTTAACCTCAAAGTCATCAGAACGTTCGATGCCGTACAGAACCCTGCATCCAATGCGCCGACATCCGACAAAATTCAGGCTGGCGTGATCCTGCTTGAATCGGCGGCGAAAATGCTGAACCTCTCAAACTCTTCAAGGCTCGGTGCTTATCAAAAACTCCAGCAGGTAGCTGGTCTTCCAGATCTGATGCCGCATTACGCGATCGATGCACCTGCCGGTGCGCAGGATGGGTCCAGCCGTCCCACACAATCACTCAGCGCTCTGCTTAAAGCAAAAAACATCCGCATCACCGCCAATCAGGTTTATCACATGATGTCCCGCTTTGGGATTGTGGAACAAAAAGAGCGAAACAGTCGGTCTGGAGTGAATGGTGTTAAAAAGTTCTGGTCACTTACTGCCAAAGGCTGCATGTATGGCAAGAACATCACCAGTCCTGCGAACCCGCGAGAAACTCAGCCTCATTTCTTTGAGTCGAAGTTTGCGGAGCTTCTTAAAATAATCGACATCGTAGCCTGAGGTAACAGTGAGAGCATTACTGACACCTGAAGTTGCACCAATGTCCGGGGTGGTTCTGTTCCGCCCTGGCAATGAACTGCTCTGGCTGTTTCGTCAGGGAAGGGTAGTTATTGAGCCACCATCCGAAGCCATACAGCATCTGCCATCTGGATTAATCCCTGAAGCCCACCAGCCCCTGACTGACGATGCCAACATGCAGGCTATTTTCGTTAACGATAGGGTCATTCAGCGAGCTGGTGGATTGAGTAGCCTTGATGCCTGGCTGGAGAGAAAATTTGAATGTCAGTGGCCTCACACTGACTGGCATGCCAGTGACTTTACGATAATGCGCCACGCTCCGGGGAGCATTCGTCTTTGCTGGTCGTGTGATAACCATTTACGTGAGCAAACCACTGAAAGACTGGCAGGAATTGCCATGCAGAACCTGGTAAAATGGCTGCTGGAAAGGGTAAATATTGATTTAGGTTTCAGCCCTGACCACACTCTTTCGCTTCCTGAGTTCTGCTGGTGGATGGTACGTAATGATCTGGCTGACCTTGTTCCTGAATCAGTGGCGAGTAAAGCACTCAGAATCAAGCCAGAACAGCACAGTTCAGTGATGAGGGAAAGCGACATTGTCCCGTCATTACCGGCTACGCAAATCTTTCAGGAGAAGGCAAAAAAGATAGTGGTGGTGAAGGTTGATCCTGAAACGCCGGAATCTTTCATGCTGAGGCCAAAGCGCCGACGCTGGGAAAACGAGAAATACACCCGCTGGGTGAAGTCGCAGCAGTGCAGTTGCTGCAATAACCCGGCAGACGACCCCCACCACCTGATAGGCCACGGGCAGGGTGGAATGGGTACCAGAGCGCATGACCTGTTTGTGATACCGCTGTGCAGAGCGCATCACGACGAGTTACATGCTGATCCCGTGGCATTTGAAGCGAAATACGGCGACCAGTTAACGCTGCTGTTTCGGTTTTTAGATCGTGCGCTGGCAATCGGCGTATTAGCATGAAAAGTGGAGATAACATGCGTGACATTCAGAAGGTATTGGAGCGTTGGGGAGGTTGGGCCGCGAGCGATAGTTCTGGCGTGGATTACTCACCAATCGCAGCTGGTTTCAAAGGGCTTCTTCCTCAAACAAGTAAATCCCGCCTTTCTTGCACTGACGACGACGCCCTGATTATAGAAGGGTGTTTGGCTCGGCTTCAAAAACGAAAACCATATGAGCATTCGCTCTTGGTTGCTCATTATTTATATGGCATCTCAAAACGGAAAATCGCGAAAGCGAGAAAGAAGGATGAGAAGCTAATACGCATAGAGATCCAGATGGCAGAAGGGTTTATTGACGGTTGCCTTAGCATGCTCGATATACGTTTAGAATGTGAGTAGATACAACAACGGCTCTTTGAGAGCCGTTGCTTTTAGAAACTGTTTTTTATAACCGAACCTGTGGTGCAACTTAAAAAGTTACTGTAGCCATTGACCCCGTTATTACTGACTTTTTGAGCAGTAGAAGGGGTACTTGCTGGCTTAGGCGCAGCAGTATTTATATGCCTATTCGTATAGACTACAAAGTTTCCTGTAGATGATTTGTTATCCATGTCGAGCCCACCCTTCTGAGATAAGGTTATGATTTATGCCGAACTGACCTGGGGCGCCTGGAACTTGAAAACGCTGTAACATCCCCTCAGTGCGGAATTGATATGAAAACGTATCTGGAGCCTCTAAAATGCTTCTGACAGATACGTATGATGCTTGGTTCACTGTTCCTAAGATAGCATTTAGGTCAAAAGGTTCACCCAGATGCATCTCAGTTTTGAAATCTTCATAAATTTCTTTAATCAGGCCGTAAAGATGCTCATCTGGTTTTTCCACAGTAAGGCCCAGATCGTTTACTGCCTCGATTCTATTTATAGTGTAGTCATGGCTACCAGAATCACTACAAAGGAAACTTACAATTTTCTCAATACTTTCACTATCAGTGAGTTGATGAGAAAGTAGTTTTCTTGCGAGCATTTGAATCTGCGCTTTAGCTCGATAGACTTTTCCAAGCACTAGTGGGTGAACCTTTTCACTTAATGCAAGGAGGATCTTTGCAAGTGAGGCGTCATCTTTGATACTCAAATCATGCTTAACTACTTCAAGATAACCATTGATTTCTTCAACGCTGACTGGAAGTTGAAGTTGCTGCCCATTGATAATGGTCGAAGGGTTAAGTGGTGTGTTCACACTCGGATCGATTGGCCCCAGGGTTGCCTGCTTAGTCATAACTAAGTTGTTAGCACCAAGACACATTATCGTCCCAGAACTATGACATTTGGATGGGATTATGATTTCGAGCTCTTTGCAAAACTGACGAAGCAGGTTTACAAGGCTCCATGCTGTCAAAGTATCCCCGCCTCGTGTGTAAAGCACAAGACTAATTTTTTGAACATCACCGATCACATCTAAATGATTGACGAACAAATCGAATACATCAGCACTGATTTGAGCTTCTTGGTTTGGTCTGTCACCTGTGACATAGCATAATACTTTTGAATTACGTGCTTGTTCCAGTTGCGCGTACAGAGCTTTACGCTGCTCAAACATTCAGATGTCCTTATGTTAAGAATTTTCAAACCAAGAGGTAACGTTCATTCAAAACTTACCACACAAGTGTATAGATGCTATCGGCAAAAAAAGCACATAAATTAGCGCATTTACGAAATTCATTGAGAATTTGCAATCGCACAGTGTGGATAACTTGTGTGCAAAGTGGCGTTGATTTTACTCATTCGCTTTAAAAAAACCATCGTTTTCCTCACGCGGTCCGCATTTTATGTATTACTGTGTTAAGAGTGGTTTCTACGCCACGGACTTAAAACGATTCCAAAACCCTGCTACGACAGGGTTTTGTCATGTAAGAGGCTGCCTAAAGGCGGCCTTTTTCATATCCGCGTCACGCTCGGCGCAATTCAACCACAGAGCCTTTCAGGGGTGAGCCATAGGGAACGGTCGGTGTGACTGTCTCTGTGGGCTGATCATTCCTGAGCGCTGGCTCACCCGCTAAAAGGAAAGTCACTATGTTCGGTATCTTCAAAA